CGTTAGAGGAAATTACTGGAATTCATCAACGGATACTCCGTGAGCTTGTAACCATTCCTCTCGACCGAGAAGCCAATCAATAGAAACATCCAGAATGTCAGCTATTTTAACAAGAGTATCAGGCGCTGGAAAAGTGCGACCACTTTCATAATGCCGGTATGTTCTTAATCCGACAGGTATCATATCAGCCATAAATTGAGCGGTTTTCCCCCTTAATTTGCGTATGTGATTCAAACGCTTACCAAACATGATGTTGCCCCCAAAACAGTGCAAAAAAATTGCACGAAAGTATTGACAGTGAAAGAATTGTACACTACAATACAAATCGATGACAGTGAAAGAAATTTGCACTATAAGGAGGACAAAGAAAATGTTGGCGAACGAAGTAAAGAGCATGGAGAAGGAGAACGAAGCGTTGAGGTATGAGAACGCGCTGCTGAAAAAGAAACTTGAGAGCGATCCAGAACGGAAACCGATGCTGTGCAAAGACTGCAAATTCTTTATTCGGCATTATGTCAAATCCGGAGGGAGCTTTTCCCCGATCGGGATCGGGCATTGCGTAGCAGGTCGGGGAACCAAGAACAGAGAAGCTGAAGGCAAAACATGCGACAATTTCGAATTTGGAGATTATGAGCTTCGAACAATGGAAATGGATAAAAACGTAAAATACCCAGAAGGCAGAAAGTGAGGATATAAAAATGAACGAAACAGGAGCTATCAGAGGGTTCAAGGTGTTCAATCCCGATTGGACTTGCATGGAAAAACAGTACGCTTGCCCCGGAAAGTTTGAAGAAGACGTTTCCCCTTCCGTGTGTAATCGAGGGATGCATTTCTGCAAAAAGGCGGTTGATTGCTTCCGTTATTATAAATTCAGCCCTGAAAACCATGTGGCGGAAGTGATTGCATATGGTGATGTGGCGGAAGATCAGGAAGATAAATGCGCCACAAACAAGCTAGAAATTGTCCGTGAAATTCCGTGGGGTGAATTACTTGAAATCGTGAATATGGGCAAGGGTTGCGCCGGACTTGGCAATATCGGCGATTACAATAGAGGCGATTACAACAGCGGTCGTCGGAACATCGGCGATTGCAACAGCGGTCATCGGAACATCGGCGATTGCAACAGCGGCAATTGGAACAGCGGCAATTGCAACAGCGGCAATTGGAACAGCGGCAATCGGAACAGCGGCAATCGGAACAGCGGCAATCGGAACAGCGGCGATTGCAACAGCGGCAATTGCAACAGCGGCAATTGGAACAGCGGCAATTGCAACAGCGGCCATCGGAACAGCGGCGATTGCAACAGCGGCCATCGGAACAGTGGCGATTGCAACAGCGGCGATTGGAACAAGTGCAACTTTTCCAACGGGTGCTTCAATACAATCGAACCGAAAATTTTTTTGTTCAACCAACCGTCTGACTGGACTTACATGGAATGGCTGACCAGTGATGCTTGTTACATATTGCATCATATTCCAAACTGTGCTCTCGAATATGTGTTGATTAATAACATGACGGATACAGAAAAGGCAGCGCATCCGGAAGCGGAAGTCACAGGCGGTTATCTGAAACAGCTTGACAATTCCGAACGTGTCTCTATTTGGTGGCGCGGGCTTTCCGGTTATGAAAAATCCATTATCAAGGCAATTCCGAACTTTGACAAAGAAATCTTCAAAGAGATCACCGGGATTGATGTTGATACAGATTAAAAGGAGGGAAATATGAACACAAAAGCACTCAAAGCAATTCGTAACATGCTCGCGGCGCTGGCAACAGCATCCGGAATCTTCCTCTTGGGCATCTGCGGGGCGGGCGATCAGGATCTGATCTCATTCGGGCAGCTGTGCCTGTACGGAGCCATCGGCCTGACAGGGCTAGCAACCGGCGTGCTGGGATCAATTCTGATTAACAATGAAATCAACTGGAGAAGCAGAAAGGGGGCGTGAAAATGGGCTATCTATGCCAACTGAATCCATATCTGGAATGCGACGGCTGCATGCTGTGTTATGCGCTGGACGAGAGAGAACAACAGGAGGAGAACGATGAAGAAAACGATTAAAAAAAAGAAAAGCCGCTCGGCAAAGCGACTAATCAAAACAACCATCTCCAGTATAGCACATGAAAGGAGGAAAAGCAATGGAATCAATTGCAAAAATATCGACAAAAAACATGTCTGGAACCGAATGGCGACAAGCTCGCAAAGCATCAATCGGCGGATCCGATGCAGCTGCCATCTTGCGACTATCAGACTATTCCAGCCCCTATACGGTATGGGCTGAAAAGACCGGAAGAATCCCGGAAAAAGAGGACAATGAAGCCATGCGCCAGGGCAGAGATCTGGAACAATATGTCGCCGATCGATTCTGCGAACAGACCGGAAAAAAGGTACGCAGAGTCAATGCAATCATAAAAAACGATCGTTACCCGTTCGCACATGCGAATATTGACCGGGCCGTGATCGGAGAACATGCGGGACTCGAATGCAAGACAACAAGTGTCCTGAATCTCCGAAAATTCGCGAATGGGGAATATCCTGCAAATTACTATGTCCAGTGCGTCCATTATATGGCAGTCACCGGAGCCGAAAAATGGTATCTTGCCGTGCTGGTATTGGGACGTGATTTTCTGGTATACGAAATCCCACGAGATGATGATGAAATTGCCGCTCTGATGCAGTCAGAAAGCGAATTTTGGGAACTGGTGAAGTGTAACACACCACCGGCGGCAGACGGCTCAAAATCGACCACAGACACGATCAATCAGATGTATTCTGGGGTATCGGACAGCAGCATCGAGCTGTTTGGAGTGGATCAACTTGTTGAATCCTACATAGATGCCAAGAGCCGCAAGAAGCTCATCGAAGCAGAAATTGCAGAACACGAAAATCAACTGAAATCACTGCTCGGGGACTACGAGACAGGAATGACGGGAATTGCAAAAGTTACCTGGAAGGAGCAATTCCGGAACACATTCGACGAAAAACTATTTCATGAACAATTCCCGCAAATTGATCTGTCAAAATTCAAAAAAACAACCCGCACACGGGTTTTTAAAGTGTCAAAATTCAAGGAGGTAATATAAAAATGAGTACAGGAATGATCCAAAAATCAGCTGCACAAATCAGGGAATCGAGCACAGGCAGAAAAAGTATGAATGATCTCATCAAGAGCATGGAGCCGGAAATCAAGAAGGCGCTGCCGTCTGTAATTACGCCGGAACGATTCACGCGCATGGTGCTGTCCGCAATCTCGATGACGCCCAAGCTGGCTGATTGCACGCCCATGTCATTTTTGGGCGCGATGATGCAGGCTGCTCAGCTTGGTGTCGAGCCTAATACGCCGCTCGGTCAGGCATATCTGATCCCGTACAACAACAAGAACACGCTGGAGTGTCAATTCCAGCTGGGTTACAAGGGATTAATCGATCTGGCATACCGCAGCGGTGAAGTCGAAATCGTGCAGGCACAGATTGTATATGCGAATGATACGTTCGAATGCGAATTCGGCCTGAATCCGAGGCTGAAACACGTGCCGGCAGCAGATGATCGCGGGGAGCCGGTCAAGGTATATGCCATCTTCAAAACCAAGGCCGGTGGCTATGGATTCGACGTTATGAGCATGGCAGACGTCCGAAAACACGCGCAGAAATACAGCAAGTCATACAGCAGCAATTACAGCCCATGGTCCACCAATTTTGAAGAAATGGCGAAAAAAACTGTATTGAAACGCGTTCTGAAATATGCACCGCTCAAGTCAGATTTTGTCCGGGCGATTTCCGCAGATGAAACGATCAAGACAGAACTGTCGGATGACATGTACACCGTGCCGCCTGTAGTCATTGACACAGACGCGAATGTTGCCGATGCCATCGAAATGCCACACGATCCGGAAGGAATGGTGCCGAATGAATAACGTGACTCTGATCGGACGATTGACGAAGGATCCGGAGCTGGCTTACACACAGAATCAGCTCGCTGTCTGCCGCTTTACTGTGGCGGTAGACAGACGCTTTAAATCAGAAAACCAGCCCACAGCGGATTTTATTCCGGTTGTTGCTTGGAGACAGACAGCGGAATTCGTATCGAAATATTTTACGAAGGGCAGCAGGATCGCAATTGTTGGACAGATTCAGACGCGTTCCTGGGACGATGACGAAGGAAAAAGACATTATGCAACGGAAGTCATTGCCGGAAATGTGGAGTTCTGCGAAAGCAAGCGGCAGGACGGAAATCAACAGACAGGAGCAGCTCCGTCTATTCCAGTCCCGCCTCCGCCGCCTCCACCGATACCGCCAGAACCCGGATATTTTGACGGTATGGACGAATTGGCAGAGTATGATTTGCCGTTTTGACGGGGTGTTTTTATGGCTCGGAAAAGAATGATTGATCCGTCATTTTGGACGGATGAAAAACTAGGTGAGTGCAGTATTCAGGAACGTTTTTTGTTTGCAGGTCTGTTTTCTCAAGCAGACGATGAAGGTTATGGCAGGGCAAATCCGAAGCTGTTGAAGTCCTTGATCTTTCCATATGACGACGACTTGCGAGCTTCCGATATCAAAAAATGGCTCTCCCGGTTGGGCGGATTAGGATTAGTAGTTTTGTACACCGTTAATGGTCAGGCCTACTATTATCTCCCCAATTTCACCAGACATCAAACAATCAACAGACCTACTGCAAGCACATTTCCTAAGCCAGAAGACGGGATTCTGGAGAATAATGCCGAATCACTCACTGAGGACTCAGTGAGCACTCACGGAACACTCACGCCTAAAAGAAAAGAAGAGAAAAGAAGAGAAGAGAAAGGAAGGGAAGAGAAACGCGCGCGCGGGGAATATCAAAACGTCATTCTGTCAGATGAAGATATCGAGAAACTGATGTCAGAATATCCTACAGACTGGCAAGATCGAATTGAAAAGCTGAGCGCATACATGGAATCTACTGGGAAGAAGTACAAAAACCACCTTGCTACAATCCGAAATTGGGCGAGGATGGACTCTGAAAAACAATCCAACCAATCGGTTGCATCAGTTACTGAGACAATCTCACAAAAAAATAATTTTGCAAATCGACAATATGATGAGTCATTCTTAAATGGTTTTGAAATCGATCTAGGAGGCGATAAATATGATTAAATTTTCCATACCCGGACCACCGCAGGGAAAAGGTCGGCCCCGATTCACGAAATCCGGACATACATATACGCCGGCCAAAACGGCGGAATACGAAAAACTTGTGCAGGCAGAATACATTCGCCAATGCGCGGGACAGTCATTGCATGGTCAACCGGTTCGAATTTCGATTGACGTATTTTTCGAGATACCCAAAAATACCAGCAAAAAACGCCGCTCGGAAATGATGGGAATGGATCGTAGGCCTACCAAAAAGCCGGACATAGATAACGTCATAAAAATTATCACAGACGCACTGAATGGGATTGCATATGACGACGATGCCCAAATCGTATCGTTGTCGGCTACAAAATTTTACGATGAGAATCCGCATGTTGATGTGCGCCTGGATGATGTAAGACCGCTACAAGTAATAAGAATAATCGAATTGTGACCGCTTGGTGCAGGAGGTAAAAAATGACAAAAACTGAATTACTTGAAATCCTAGGAAAACACAGAAAATGGCTAGCGGGAGAAGCTGGTGGACAACGCGCCAACCTGCGCGGAGCCAACCTGCGCGGAGCCGACCTGAGCAGAGCCGACCTGAGCAGAGCCGACCTGAGCGGAGCCGACCTGAGCGGAGCCGATCTGCGCTACTCCGACCTGCGCTACTCCGACCTGAGCGGAGCCGATCTGCGCTACTCCGACCTGAGCGAAGCCGACCTGAGCGAAGCCAACCTGAGCGAAGCCAACCTGCGCGAAGCCAACCTGTATAACTGTTGCTTGCCACTATGGTGCGGCGGTCTGCGCATCAAATTGGACAGACGGCAGATGGCGCAGCTGATCTATCACTTCTGCAGCATGGACTGCGATGACTCAGAAGTGATAGAGATGCAGAAATCAATGTATGCATTTGCGAACGAGTTTGCTGAAAGTAGATCCGACCTGAAGAACAAAAAATTTCCGGAGGAGAGATAATATGAACGTATTAATTGCATGCGAAGAATCGCAGACTATAACGATCGAAATGAAAAGATTGGGGCATCAGGCGTTCAGCTGCGACTTGCAGGAACCGTCTGGAGGTCATCCAGAATGGCATGTGAAAGGTGATGTGTCGGATATTCTGCATTCTCCGGCAACATTCCTGACAATGGACGGAACGAAGTATGAGGGGATTACATGGGATCTGATCATTGCGCATCCGCCCTGTACATACTTGAGCAATGCTGGGGCTTGCCGTCTGTACCCTCGTAAGGGACAGTTAGACCAGGAACGATATACAAGAGGTTTGCAAGCCAAAACGTTTTTTATGGAAATCTACCAGACTTGTTGTGAACATATTTGCATAGAGAATCCTGTTCCGTCAAAAGTGTATGAATTACCGAAATATACGCAGATCATACAACCCTACGAATATGGGCACCCGTATAGTAAGAAGACTTGTCTATGGCTCAAAGGATTGCCGAAACTACAACCTACAATGGTTGTGCCTGATTATAAGCCTTATGTTTCTTGCAGGACAAGTCACAATAGAGGAAATAAGGAAAAAGCAGGGGTTTCACGCGCGGGCGGATCGGCAAAAATTAGAAGTAAAACATTTCAGGGTATAGCGGCGGCAATGGCAAGACAATGGGCGGGTAATGCCAATGTCTGATTACTACACATGCAGATATAGATATGCAGCCGCACTTCCGATGTGCAGCTGCCCGGCCATGTGCCGAGAAACAATCGTTGCAACGTGTATCGACATCAAAAAGGACTGCAAAAATTGCAGATATTACAGATGTGACGAGGAAGAGATCCTAACAGATCGGAATGGACGGAAAAATGACTGATATATTATGCGACGAAACGGATGGGGGAAAGCTATGAATTTTTTTACTGGTCTGGTCATAGGCATACTGCTCGGGGCGGCTGTGTATGCAATGGGGAGGGGAGGAAAATGAATGCGGAATACTTCTTGCGGTCATATGCCACGTTCACCTTGTACCGCCTCCAGGCGGAGACGGAGCTGAAAAAATTGAAAGACGAACGAGATGCGATCTACGCCGAAGGTACGCCGCCTGATGGGCAGCCCCGCAGCTCGGATGCGGGAAATCCGACGGCCAAAATCGTGGAGAAGCTGGACCGGTACGACAGAAAGATTGCTCGAATCGAAGCGGAAATTGCTACATACGACGCCAGGATGCAATGCATCGAGGATGTTGTGTCCCGGCTCGCGCCCGATGAGCAGCAGATCGCACGGCTGCGGTACATGCACATGAAGCCGCTGCGGTGGGATGAGATAGCGCGGGAAACACATTTCAGCGTGTCGCATTGTTACCGGATCAATCAGCGCGTACTTCAAAAAATCAAAAAGATGAGAGTTGACTGCGGGTATAACATGATATACTGATTACAGTGGATTTTCGGGTAGTCCATGTTGTACCTCCTTTACTGCCCCCTGGAGACAGGGGGCATTTTCATGCAAAAATAAGGGGTGAATATTATATGCCAAACATATCAACAGTCAGCGCCGTTATTAACGGCCAGACATATAATCTGACACTGGATTCCGCAAGCGGAAAGTATAAGGCGACCATCACCGCCCCGTCGAAATCCAGTTACAACGAACCAGGGCATTACTACGACGTTAAGGTGACAGCGGAGGACGAATACGGCAATACTGTATCTGCCGATTCTACGCACGCCACGCTGGGAGAGTCGCTGCAGCTGCGTGTCAAGGAGAAGACCAAGCCCGTCATTGCCGTGACTGCGCCGACGGCAGGAGCAACCGTCACGAACAACAAGCCGGCCATCAAGATCAATGTCACGGACAGCGATTCCGGAATTGACACCAGCACGTTCAAGCTGTATATCGATGACGGCTCTGCGATCACATGGATGTCTGGCATGCGTTCTGAGATCACGGATGGATATACCTGGACGTATACGCCGACAACCGCACTGTCAGATGGACCTCACACGCTCAAGATTGACGTGTCCGACTTCGACGGCAATGCAGCGACGCAGAAGACGTCTACCTTCAAGGTGGATACAACGCCGCCTGTGCTCTCCGTAACGACTCCGACAGACAATTACTACACTAAGGAGACCTCCCTTACGGTCAGCGGAACGACGAACGATGCTACATCTTCGCCGGTCACAATTACGATCAAGGTCAATAATGTTGACGCGGGCGCGGTTACTGTGCAGAGCAATGGCAGCTTCTCAAGATCTGTCACGCTGATCTCTCAGGATGCAGCCAATGTCATCGTTGTTACGGCGACAGACGGGGCGGGCAAGACGTCCTCTGTTACGCGGAACGTCTACTGCAATACTGTCGCGCCGGTCATTTCGGCCGTCACAATCGAGCCCAATCCCGTAGATGCGGGCGCAACGTATGTGATCACGGTCACGGTGTCCTGATATGATTACGTCAATGTACGGGCACTGTGACGCGTTTGATGTGGTATATACGCAGATCGGAAAGGATCAGTGGCAGGCGACGGTACCGCCGGATCTGACGGACGGCAAATACGTCGTAGATATCTACGGAGTTGATAATACAGGATTCCTGGTCTATTGGGCCGGGATCCTGTACATGTACGACAGCAGATTCGTGAAATTGGAGCTGCTGCCTGACAGCTGCGTCATGTTCTACACGGACACCGTTGACGTGTCTAATATATGGGATTCATCTGATCGATGGGATATGTCCGTAATATGGGATACATTCGAAGTATGGGATTCGTCCGACATGATCGAGTTCTGTATTTCGGATCCAACGCCGTGCTGTTAAGAGATTGGGGGGATTAAAATGGAATGCTGTCCAAAACTGAATTTCATTGCGGGGGAGAAAAAATACGTCTGTGCGAAGCTGACTTCCTGCATCGGGCAGGTATTCACGCTGGCCGACGCATCGTGGGAACTGCTGGAAATGGACGGCACGCAAGTTGCGTCCGGGGACTGTGATGTTGTTGACGACGGCTCCGCAAAGACGCTGCGTGCGCTGGTGGAACCGCCGGAAGCGGGGACGTATGTACTAGAATTCACGTACACGATTCCTCCGGAAATATTCATTCGCCGGGTGATGATCTATGTCGGTTAAGATCACAGCGGCCAGCATTACGCCGAATCCGGTGAACACTTCAGAGCAGTTCATCCTATCGGTTGACGTGATCCAGTCAACCTGGGAATGGTTGGGGAGTTATACATGGGGATCAATAGAATCCCGGACATGGAACGATATTGAAAACGGGGAAATCACAAGCTAGGAGGGAATTCTATGGCAACATATACATCGAGATTGGGCCTCAAAAAGCCTGCAGACACGGATTATGTGGACGTGGCGGATATTAATGGCAACATGGATACGCTAGACGCGGCATTCGCTTTATATGCTGTGTGCAGCACGGCGGCGGGTACAGCAGCGAAGACAGTCACGATTTCAGGTTTCAGACTGTTCACGGGATCTGTGGCGTACATCAAATTTGCAGTCAAGAACACAGCAGCCAATCCGACGCTGAACATCTCAAGCACCGGCGCAAAAGCGATTCAGTATCAAGGTGCTGCGATCTCATCGTCCTATCTCAACGCCAACCGCACGTATGCGTTTGTGTATGACGGTAGCGTATATCAGCTGATCGGGGACATCAACACAGATACCAAATACTCTGTATTCACTGGGGCAACCACATCAGCAGCTGGAAAAACAGGCCTGGTTCCTGCACCGGCAGCGGGGTACAATAACAGATTCCTGCGGGGAGACGGAGCGTGGTCAACCTATGGTTCGATATACTTTCATGGGCAGAAGGAGATTCCGGAGAGTGCAGACCTTAATGATTATACAGATTCAGGTTGGTATTTTTGTCAAGGTAGTGCAACTGCTGCTACGTTAGATAATTGTCCGACAACTAACGCATTTGGCTTAATTGTCATTAAGCATAATGGTGTTAATCAGATAGTTATAACATATCCTGCAAGCAATTCTATAAGATTGTATACTCGTAATTCTTATCAAGGCGACTGGTCAAGTTGGTATCGTATATTTACACAAGCAGATATGCCTTTATCATCAACTTCATCGGCGGGATTTCTAAGAGCACTGAGTGGCAGTACAACTCAATTTTTAAGAGGAGACGGCACATGGGCAGAAGCCGGCGGGATGGATCTGGATGCACTGGCCGACAACACAGATCCGATTGAGATTCAGGGAGTTGGAACGAATGGCAACAATGTCAGCAATAACGGCCTGACGCTTCGGCAAAAAAATAAATCGTATGATACTATGATCCAGTCTCTGGAGATGAGATCGTTCAATGGACCGCCTGGCCAGACATTTTGGGTGGGGCTGAAACAGGGATTGGATCCGACCGGCGCGGCGGGCACAGACTTTGGAGGGCTCGAAGTATGGCTGAACTGGACCAGCAAAAGCGGATATCTGAGACCGATCTTGGATGACGTATATTCGTTGGGGTATTCTGGCAATCGATGGAGCACGGTATATGCCTCCAACGGTACGATCCAGACCAGCGACCGGAGGCGTAAGAATGACATCAGGCTGGTTCCGCAGAAGGATCAGACGGCGGAAGAAACGCCTGCGTTGACACAGGAGGATCTGCTCGACTTCATCCGCAACGTCGACATCTATACATACGTTTCGGATCCCGAGCATACCAAGACAGTGCAGGACGCCATGAGTGCCAATGAGTACGAAAAGATCCACATCGGGATCATGGCCAACGACCTCACAGGCAGCAAGATATTCCCGTTCATCGGCCACAAGGATGGAGCGGATGAAAACGCGCCGGTTGGGATGAAATATGAGTCGCTGGGCGTGGTTGCCTTGTATGCGATCCGAACTCTGTACGACAGGATCGACAAGCTGGAGAAGCGCATCGAAGAGCTGGAGGCGGAAAGAAGATAAGCACAATACAGTGAGAGGTGGGTGACGTGGAACGTGAAAATAATCTGATTAGATGGGAAAATCTAACCCCAGAAGAACAATTCGAATCGGTCAGTCGCGCCGGAAAAGCGTCTGCGGCAGCCAGGCGCAGGCGGAAGAGTATGAGGCAAGTTATGGAGATGTTGCTGAGCCTTCCGGCCGGCGCAACAGCGGATTACAATACGATTGCTGATGCTGGAATTGATGTTAAGGATCTGGGCGAAGAGACCGTGAACAATGTGATTGTCGTTATGGCGGCACTGCTCAAAAACGCTAAGGCCGGCGACGTGGCCAGCATTAAGGAGCTGCGCAGCATCATTCAGGAAGAGATCCTGATGAAGCACAAAATCAAGAACGACAACGCGCGTCTGGAGCTCGAACGCAAGAAGCTTGAGCTGCCGACGCCGGAGCCGATTTCATATGCCGGGATCCCCGCATTAATGATTGCACCGACCTTCGCGCCGGTGCATTTTGATGTTCAAGAACGGACGCATTCCGAGTACGTGTTTCCTGGAGGGCGCGGTTCTACCAAATCCTCGTTCGTATCGATGGAAGTGATCGACCTGCTGATGCACTACGAGCAGATGCATGCCGTAGTCCTTCGTCAGGTGGCAGACACACTGCGCGGATCGGTCTATCAGCAGATTATTTGGGCGATTTCCGCGTTGGGGTTAGAGAATGAATTCAACTGCACTGTGTCTCCATTGGAGATTACCAGAAGGTCTACGGGGCAGAAGATCTATTTCAGGGGCGCGGATGATCCTGGGAAGATCAAGTCGATCAAGGTGCCGTTCGGCTATATCGGAATTGTGTGGTTTGAAGAATTAGATCAGTTTTCCGGTGAGGAATCGGTCCGCAAAATTGAGCAGTCCGTCATTCGCGGCGGAGACATGGCCTTTAAATTTAAAACGTTCAATCCGCCGAAATCTGCCAACAACTGGGCGAATCAATATATCAAGATCCCCAGGGAGGACCGGCTGGTCACTGAGAGCAATTATCTGACGGTGCCCCCTAAATGGCTGGGGAAGCCGTTCCTGGACGACGCCGAATTTTTGAAGGCAACGAATCCGGTTGCGTATGAAAACGAGTATCTGGGCATGGCCAACGGCGTGGGCGGAAACGTTTTTGATAACGTGCTTGTTCGCGAAATCTCAGACGAGGAACTCGCGCAGTTCGACCGGATCTATCGCGGCGTCGACTGGGGCTGGTATCCGGATCCGTTCGCGTATGTGGCCATGTATTACGACGCGGCACGTCTGAGGCTGGTAATATTCGATGAATACCGCTGCAACAAGCAGAGTAACGCACAGACGGCAGAGGCGCTAAAACGGCGCGGAGTCGGGAAAAACACGATGGTGATCTGCGATAGCGCGGAAAATAAATCCATTGGAGACTATTGCGAGGCTGGAATCTTCGCCCGACCAGCGGCCAAAGGCCCCGGTTCGGTGGAGTACGGCATGAAATGGCTGCAATCCCTCAACGAAATCGTGATCGACAACAGGCGATGCCCGGAAACTACACGGGAATTCCTGGAGTATGAATACGCGCGGGACAAGGAAGGAAACGTGATCACCGGCTATCCGGATGCGAATAATCACAGCATTGATGCTGTACGGTACGCACTGGAGGACGTGATTCGCAATGTAAGAGTAAGGTGACAACAGTATGATCAGCAATATGGAGTTGCTAAAACAGAGAATAGCAATCGACGGAAAACTGAACATGTCCGATATCATAAAATCGATCCTCAAGGACGCAGGAGACGACGTCAAGCGTCAGTACATGAATATCGGACAGCGGTATTATGACGGAGACCACGACGTGCTGCGCGAGGATTTCACGTCCTCGTGGGTATACGAGGATGATGACCACGGCAATGAGAAAAAAAGCCTGGTCGTGAACGACAACAAGTCCAATCACCACAACGTCCATAATTATCATCAGCTGCTCGTAGACCAGAAAGCCAGCTATATTGCCGGAAAAACGCCCACAGTAACGGTTGAGGGCGCGGAGGAGAGCAGTGATCTCAAGGCGTACGAAAACGAAATCACAAGGTACGTTGACGAAACCTTCGCAGACACCATGATTGACTATATTACCGGAGCCAGCAACAAGGGCGTCGAGTACCTGCATTTTTACATTGACCAAAGCAGCAAGCTGTGTTACACGATCATCCCGGCGCAAGAGGTTATTGCGTATTATGACGCGCAGTATCAGAAGAATCTTGAGGCGGTGATCCGGTTCTATTCGTTTTCCGTTGTCAAGCCGGGTGGGGAGACGGCCGAGCGGAAAAAGGTCGAATGGTGGACGCCGCAGGACGTCACGTATTACACCGAAGACGACGAGGGGAATTTCATTCTTGATCCGGACGTCAAGCGCAATCCGGCACCGCATTTTTGGAATGTGACCTATCTCAACGGTTCCGCAATGCGGCGCGAGGCGCAGAGCTGGGGCAGAGTTCCGTTCGTTGCGCTGCGCAACAACAGCAGCTGCTCCAGCGACCTGACGCGGATCAAGGGGCTGCAGGATGCATACAATCTGCTTTCCAGCAGCAGCACCAACAACCAGATCGATCTTGTAGAGCTGTATTGGATGATCCAGGGCTATGGCGGAGAGACAGCCAGAGCGATTGAATCCAAGCTGCGGATCAATAAGGCTGTAAGCATCACGGATCCCAACGGCAAGATTCAGGCGGAGCAGGTAACGCTTGCGGTGGGAGAACGCCTGGATTGGCTCAAGATGCTGCGCAAGGATATCTACCATCTGGGCATGGGCATGGATGTGGACGACGAGACCTTCGGCACAGCTCCGTCCGGCGTTGCGCTGGAGTTCAAGTATGAGCTTCTCGACCAGAAAGCGGATCAGCTAATCCGTAAGCTGCAGCTGGCAATGAATGATTTCTTCTGGTTCGCAACGAAGTACATTAATGACCGGAACGGAACAGCATATGACAGCAATCTGGTCAAGGTGACGGTCCACAAAAACAAGCATACCAACGAGGTCGAAAAGATCAATGCAATCATGGCGTCGCGCGATCTGGTCCCGGATAAACTGCTTTTGGAACGCCATCCGTATGTGGACGACGTCAACGAGGCGCTCAAAGAGCTGAAAGCGCAGAAGGAAGAGGCAAGAAAGGATCAGCAGGCCATGTTCGGCAGCCCGGTTAATACGCCTTCTGACGGTGGCGCAAATGAAGAGTGACGCATATTGGAAGCGTCGCGCCGAGCAGCGCATGTACGAATACATTCGGGAGGCTGACCGGGTGGCCGACGAGGTTGGAAAAGCGTATTTGCAGGCGGCAGGATATCTGGAGGCGCAGGCGAAAAAAATCTTTGATACATACCGAAAAGGAGGGGGCTTGAGTGAAGCGGAAGCAAGACGGCTCCTGAACGACGTCGGAAATGCAACCGATTACGACGCGTTAAAAAAGGCGTACAACCGCGTAAAGGATCCAGACATGAAGCAGATGCTGCTGAATCAGCTTAATGCGCCGGCTTATCGGGCAAGGATAGAGCGCCTGCAGCAGCTGAGGGAGGATCTGGACCGCAAGTGCCGCGAACTGTACAAAATCGAGACGAAGGCTGCTGACGAGCATCTGATCAATACGGCACAGACTGCCTACTACCGCACGATGTATGACATTCAGCGCGGCACGGGCTACGGTTTTGGGTTTGCACAGATCTCAGAGCAGGGCGTCAATGAAATTCTTCGCAATAACTGGAGCGGAGCGTCGTATTCCTCCCGCATCTGGAGCAACACGCAGACCGTGGCGGAACTGATCAAAAACGAACTGTTTCTTGGCGTCCTGACAGGCAAATCGCAGCACGACATGTCGGCTGTAATCATGGAAAAAATGGGCGTCGGGGCGATGCAGGCGCGCCGTCTGGTGCGCACGGAGAGCTGTTACGTTGCCAATCAGGCAGAAATGGAGAGCTACAAGGACTGCGAGATCGAAAAGTACCGATTTGTGGCGACTCTGGATATGAGAACTTCGGAGATCTGCGCCAGCTTAGACGGCAAGGAATTTCCTGTTGACAAGCAGCAGCCAAACGTTAATTGCCCGCCGATGCATCCCAACTGCCGCAGCACCACGATTGCTGTATTTGACGCAGAGATCATGGAGGGCATGCAGCGCAGGGCGGTAGATCCGGAAACGGGCAAAGATGTCTTCGTGCCGGCAGATATGACGTATGAGGAGTGGAAGAAAAGGTTTGTTGATAAGAAAAAAGACGGGCTTGCCGCAAAAAATAGCAATAATGCGTTAGGTGGAAAACCAGAGAGGGTTGGTAAAATCGACTTTCAAGACAAGGACAGCATTACAAAAATACTTGAGGACGCGGAACATAAATACAGTTCGTATGATTATGAGGTCTGTATGGCAATCACACGTGATGGAGGCGTGTGGGAGACGCAAGGACTTGCAGGCTCGGTGCATCCGGAGCAAATTGAGACAATGGAGAACGGCATTACGCTGAAGGGAGCCTATATGTATCATAATCATCCGGCCGATCAAACATTTTTTTCGTTCAGCGCGGAAGATATAGCGTTTTTCATTGACAGAGAAATCGACACAGAAATTGCATCTGATTATAAATACATTTACACAATAAAACGAATTGATCGCACGTTGATAGCGCAATACGATGATGTTGTGATAAAATATAAAGAAATCTATAATAATGATGTATATGAAATGTCGTACAGAAAAAAGTTGGACATAGATGAAGACGGTTTTCACGAAACCGTTAAGGCATTAAGCAAGCACTATAATTTTGAGTATGAAAGAAGGCTAAAAAATGATAAATGAGAATCATCCTTTATTCCCTGAATACAAGAAAAAATTTGATGCGTTGTGGGACGAATTTCGGAAAAAATCTATGGAGATACCCGCAAGCGGTGGATTAGATGGTCCTTGGTGTGCTTGCGTTAGAGAGCATAATAAAAAAATCAAAGCTTTACAAGAAGAATATTCGTTTCTATTTGAGTAAGTGTTCGAGATTTTTCCAAAGGAGGTATAAAAAATGCTCGTAGAAATCATCAAAAACAAAACGGTCGGCAAAACCGTCAAGATTGACGGAAAAGTCATTGATCATTGTGCTGAAGTTAATATCTATGAAACCCCGGGGAAACCAACTGAGGTCGAAATAATTCTGACCGACGTAAATGTCAGGATAGAAAATCAAGCGGATTCCACAGATGAAAGAGCATCCTGAACAGGGTGCTTTTTTAATACAAAAAATGACCGGTCCGAAGTCGTAAAACTACGGATAGAGCGGGAAGCAACCCCGTAAAAAGCGTATCGAAAGGAGAAACCAATGAAAAGAGAATTTTTGGAAGGCTTAGGGCTGGAAAAGGATGCGATCGATAAGATCATGGCAGAGAACGGCAAGGACATCGAAGCCGGCAAGGCGAAGCTGGAGGAGGAGCAGCGGCTTCGTCAGGCGGCGGAGCAGGCTGTAAAAGACCGTGACAAGCAGATTGCAGATCTGTCCAAGGTAGACGCAGCAGGCCTGCAGGCGGAGGTTGAACGGCTCAAAACCGAAAACGCCGCCGCAAAAGACGCCTACGAAAAGCAGATTGCAGCAATCAGGCTAGACACGGCCCTGGATGCGGCGATTCTGGCCGAAAAAGGCAAAAACACGACTGCGATAAAATCTCTGATTCCGAACCGCGATCAGTTGAAGCTGAAAGATGACGGCAGCATTGACGGTCTGGATCTGGGCGCGGTCAAAACATCTGCGCCGTATCTTTTCGATCAGATTGAGACCAGACCGGAGGGGACGCCCCCGGCCGGAGCTTCGGGCTCCGGAGGAAAAAACCCCGAAGAAATGAGCTACGCCGAATACAAGGCGTGGCGGGAAAAAAACTAAAAAGAAAGGACGAACAAACTTATGGCAAACACATTTTTGACTCCTGATATCATCGCCAAGGAAGCGCTGATGGTACTGGAAAACAATCTGGTAATGGCGGGGCTGGTACATCGGGACTACTCCCCCGAATTTGCAAAGGTGGGCGACACCATTACAATCCGCAAGCCGGCAAAATTCATTGCAAAGAATTTCACCGGGCAGATCAGCCGCCAAGACGTAGAAGAGGGCAGCACGACCGTCAAGCTTGACCGGTGGCGCGATGTCTCTGTGGACGTTACGTCCAAGGAACTGACGCTTGATATCCGCGATTTCAGCGTGCAGGTGGTCACTCCGGCCATGCAGGCGATCGCGCAGGCAGTAGACAGCGACGTTCTGGCGCTGGGCGTGGAAAAAGCGGGGAAGACAGTTGCGAGCTCCGCATCCGATACGGATCTTAAGCCGCTCGGAAACATCGCCAAGATCTTGGATCTGAACGCTGTACCGGTGCAGAACAGACGTCTGGTACTCAACCCAACGCACAAATATCGTTATGTAACGCTTGACAACCTGTCCAAGGTGGCTTACAGCGGCGACGGTCAGGCGCTCCGCAATGCGGAAATCGGTCAGATCTATACGATGGACACTTACATGTCCCAGAACGCGCCGGACACGCTGGCTGAAACGGCCGGTACGGCTACGGCATACAAGATTACAGCGACGGCCGGTGCGACGACAGTTGCGCTTTCCGGCGTTACGGCGGCGACCGGAACGATCAAAAAGGGCGATGGATTCATTTTCGAGGGCTATCTGTATCGCTTCACGGCCGATGCGACTGCAGCTTCCGGAGCCGTGGAATCTGTTGCGATCGATCAGCCGATTCATAAGGCTGCCAGTGCTGTTGACGTATACCCTGTCCGTACAACGCATTCTCTCGGCTTCCACAGAAACGGCATTGCGCTGGTAACCCGTCAGCTTGAGCTGCCGATGGGCGCGGCCAAAGCGTCTGTGGCGTCCGCAAACGGCCTGGCTGTCCGGGTGGTATTCGGCTACAACCAGGAAACGAAAACCGATACGGTATCGTTCGACGTACTGTACGGCATCAAGGAGCTTGACACTAATATGATTGTTAAGCTCGTCGGATAAGGAGGAAGTGTATGACGGTCTATGATATGGTTGTGAGCGATCTGGGCTTACCGGTTGTCAATCAATTTTCGGATCAGATTAATCGGATCATCAGCTCCACGCGGGCCGTCATGCTCCGATTTCTACGCCGCAGAGATTGGCCGGAAGAGCTCGACGAGATCCTGTGCAGCGCGTCTGTGTCGTATTTTACGCGGAAATATCCTGATTACGCATCCGGAGACACCACAGCGGCGGCAGAGACGCCGGAAATCGCCTCCATAAGCGACAACGGACAGACTGTGTCGTATCGCGCGGGCACGGAAAGCGTAAGCGAAGCGGCAAAAGCCGCCGGGCTGGATGACGTAATCGGGAGATACTATGGAACGCTGATCCTGTACAGGAGGGCGTGGCTATGAGGATCCCAAACAGTTTCAAACAAGCACAAAAACGCGTATTTCAGGACAAGAAGTTCTACCATATGCGCGCAAAAGACGTTGTTGGAAGCCTGGGATCCGTCGTGACAGAACCGGATCCTGCGACACGACGGGCATATACGGCGAACGTGCAGTATGTATCCGACAGGATGACCGCCGAAGAATACGGGCTGCGCATCGGAACCGATCTCCGCATCACCGCTTCGGATCCGCTGTGCATCCAGAAGGGCGATTATGTAGAGTTCGGGCATAACCTGTACAAAGTCACGGAAACGCCGAAATATGACAGCTACTGTGCGTATTATGCGGTAAGGGAGTGAGGCCACATGAGCACAATCAAAAATCTGGATAGGCTGCTGGCCAAGCTGGACGCGGCAGGAACCCAGGCTGCTCCGATTATGGAAAAGGGCGTGAAGAAAGGCACGAAATTAATACAAGGCAGTGCCAAGTATCTATGCCCGGAGGATACCGGAGCTCTGCGAAACAGCATACGCACGCGTACGGAGATCAAAGAAAATATTGTTACGGGTGATGTCTACACGAATGAAGCCTATGCTGCATATGTAGAGTTCGGCACTGGCCAGAGAGGAGAGGCGGCACCAAAAGAGCTGCCTGACGGGCTGGAACTGCACTATAAGCAGGATTGGAAGGGCATGGCACCTCAGCCCTATCTCTATCCGGCGCTGGTAGCTAATAAGGACAAGGTAATGGACGTTATCAGTAGCACCGTGAAAAGAGAGATCATTAAGGCGGTGAAGTAAGATGATTAGTCTATCTGGGCAAATCTACGGGATTTTGAAGACGGTATCTGACGCAAAGCAGGTATCGTTTTTCTATCCCCAGTCGTGGACGGAGCTGCCGGCAGTCACGTTCTATGAGCAACAGAACCAGGAGTATGCGCGTGTGGACAACGGGCACGAGTATCTGACCGAGGTCGCCTACCAGGTAGATATCTGGGCGAAAACGCCAGAGGACTGCCTGAAAATCGCGGCTCAGGTGAATGACAAGCTGCGCGAAATTGGCCTAAAGCGTGAATTTGCGGCGGATCTATATGACAACGGGATCCATCACAAAACAATGCGGTTCGGCGGCCTTGTGCAGCCGGACACGGAACGAATCTATCAATAAGAAAGGATGAAAATCAAAATGGCAGGACAGAGAGGATTAGGAACCACGTTCGAATTTGAAAAATTGGGCGCGGAAGAGACGAATCTGGTGATCGGCAATCTGACCAGCATCGGCGAAGTAGGAGCGGATGCGGACGAAATTGATGTGACGACGCTGGACAGCACCGGCGGATATCGCGAATATATCCCCGGCTTTAAGGATGCAGGAGAAATCGCACTTTCGGGATATTTTGTTGCCGGGAAAAATCACGACAAAATTATCGAGCTATTTGACTCCGGCGAAAATCGTACCGGAATCATTACATTCCCGTCCGGCGCAACGATGACTGTGCCGTGCTTCGTCAAATCCTACAAAATCGGACCAGAAGAGGTTGACGGCGCAATCGGATTCAGCGCATCGATCCGTGTAACCGGACAGCCGGTATATGACGAGGACGGTGCAGGTGCGTAATGGTTACGACGTTTGAAGCCGGAGGGAAACTGTACGAGCTGCGATATTCGTTCAATGCTCTGTGCGAATTTGAGGGAAAATATGACATTGGCGTCTCGGAAGCTCTCGCAAACCGCAAGAGCTTCTACTTTTTGAGGGGCCTCTTGTGGTCGGGGATGCTCTCAAAGCAAAAATTGACCGTCGAACAGGTCGGCGACATCATGGACGCATATCTCCAAGATGGGCATGAACTCGGCGATCTGCTTAAGCTGCTTACGGAGGCATTGCAGGCGGCCGGTTTTTTTCGTACGTCTGGGAGCAAGAGCGGAAAGAAGGCAGCGGCACCGGAAAAGAGCGAAGAGCCAAGTCCTTGAGGCAAAGCTACACTGAATTGCACGCTGTCGCGGTCGAATGCGGCGTTGACAGCTCTCTGTATTGGGATATGACGCCCAGAGAGGTCAGCGCCGCCATAACCGCATACAACAAGAGGGAGGAAAAACAGTATAAGCTGCATACCGAAACGCTTGATACGCTGCTGTGGATTGCCGGAAAATACAATTCGTTCGCCGTGAATGCCCCAAAAAAATATCCGTCAAAGCCCTACCTGTCTAATACGACATCGAAACGGATGGCGGATCATGATATGGAAGCATGGGCGCGCGCGTATTGTAAAAATTATGCAGATAAATATTAACATATATTGTATATTGTGTTATAATCCCAAAAGACAGGCGGCAGGTTGTTCCTCCGAGAGGAGGGCGATGCGAATGGAATACATAGCGTTAATCGTTATTTTTTCATTTTACATTGTTCCTGTGATTAAAAAGAAATAACCGCACCTAGCGGTACGGCGTTTCCTCAAGCTGAAAACTTGACTATGGAACGACCGCCACTGCAATGGCAAGCCGCCTGTTGCCAGTATGTTACCACAACTGGCGCAAAAAATCAAGCGGAGGGATGTACATGGACAATAGAGATAACGGGGGCGGGACAGAACCGAAGAAAAAGAATGGAATCCCGTCAATCGTAAAAGTATTGTGTGGTTTTATTGGCATAATCCTCGTTGCAGCCATTACAGCAACTTTTTTTCGAGAGGATAACAACATGGGATTAGCAGAAATTTTCATAATTATTGGACTTGTTGGAATAGTCGCATTTATAATTATGAGGATTGTTGTGTTTTCTAGAAAGCAATATCTTAAACTGGCGAATATAGGATTAGTCGTTTGTCTAGCCGTATTTATCGGGAGTATCATTATTTTTGCTGTCGGAGAAGATAAAAGAAGAAGTGACTTTGCGAATGATGCATTTTTTGAAAATTTTACTATAAAACTTACACCGTCTGACGATGTACAGAGAACACCCAAGGCAACAGATGCGGTCTCAACACCTACCAGAGACACAATTCCAACTCAAACAGTTGAACCGACTGCATCAGGGACACCTACACCAGAGCCAACGCGAACAATTAACATAGATAATGCTTCTATCGCCCAAATCAATGCTCTAAAATCTGCTAAATCATACTTAGACATTATGCCCTTTTCTTATGAAGGCTTGATTGAGCAATTAGAATATGAAGGATTTACTCATGAGCAGGCGGTATATGGTGCTAAATCAGTGGGATTGGATGAATAAAAAATAATTTTTTGAATGCCTATTGACATTTGTCATGGCATAAAGCCGTTCCCCGTAAGGGGGCGTGAGTTGAAGTGCAACATCGGTATTGTGATGATCCTGTGCAGCGTCCTGTCTCTGGCTCGGGCTTTTTTTCTTGGATTTTTAGACGTTGATACCTCTGTAGTTGTACATATTGCATAATATATTGTTTTTATTTTTGTGCATTTTTCCGGTGTTGACGCTATACATCTGCAGTGGTATAATTATGCCAGACAGAGGGAAATAGCCTTTGTAGATTTAAAAGGTAGGAGGATTAAACAAATGAAAGGTATTAGTGCAATTGATTTAAACAACGGTGATATGATTATCAAGTATGGTGATGACTATGTACATTGTTATAATGGATGGCAGCTCTGCATTAATCAGATTTTGCTTGATATTAAAACGTATCGACAAGAGGGAGATACATCGTATTGGGACGGCAATGATCCGGAGCTAATTGATATTTTTGAGAGCTGGAATCCAAGGCAAATACTTGTTGAGGATGAAGTAGATGATCATATAGCAAAGTATCTGCAATGGCATATGGATTGGAGTGAGTAAGTATTATGTACCTTGCTACGAGGGATGGCAGCTCTCTTAAGTATTATCGTTTGCGAAAGGGTATTAGTCAGCGTGAGCTTTCTGAAATTTCTGGCGTTGGTTTGAGACTGATCCAGCATTATGAACAGGGTTTTCGTGATATTTCTAGGGCTCAAGCTATGACTGTGTGTAAGCTTGCTTCTGCTCTTGATTGCACTGTCGAAGACCTTTTGGGATAGCGGCCGAACAAAACGGAGTATTTCGCGGCAGGCAGAAAGACTATTACTGCCCAAGTATGATTTTTCAGGGATGAAAAGATTACTGGAAATCAAGCCGATTAAATAACAAAAAGATATTATAACAACACAGCATCCTTCGGGGTGCTTTTTTTGTGCCCAAAAGGAGTGATGAAAATGGGAACCACAACAATAGAAACCTTACAAGTGCAGCTCAAGGCTGACGTCGACGATCTAAGGAAGCAGATGGACGCCGCCCGGAAGTCGTTGGGAAAACTGGAGCTCGGCTCGAAAGAGACGCGGGAGGAGCTTGAGAAATTGAGCAAGGCCGGAACGAGTCTCCAGAGCTCTTTCGGGGGATTGAAATCTCTCTTCGCAGGACTTGGGACCGCATACATCGGCAAGAAGCTGATCGACATCGGAAAGTCCTCTGTGCAGATGGCAATGGATGTCGTGGAGTCAGAATCGCTGTTCAAAACGTCCATGGGAAGCATGGCAGGTGCAGCCAGGGAATGGTCGGAGCAGCTCTCCGAGTCGCTGGGGCTGAACGCCTACGAGCTGCGGCAGAATGTCGGAATCATGTACAACATGACGAAATCCATGGGTATTGCTGGGGATACGGCGTACGATCTGTCTACCAGTCTTGTGCTGCTTGCGCAGGACATGGCGTCATTCTACAACATGGATACGGAAGAGGCGTTCGTGAAGCTTCGTGCCGGTATTACCGGCGAAACAGAACCACTTAAGGCGCTGGGAATCCTGGTGGATGAGAACACTGTCAGCCAGTACGCATATCAGAACGGTCTTGCAGAGACAGGAGAAGAACTTACGCAACAGCAGAAGGTTCTTGCGAGGTATTATGCAATTCTCGACCAGACCAGCACCGCGCAGGGCGACCTTGCGAGGACGATCGAAAGCCCCGCGAACCAGTTAAGAATCTTTCAGGCGCAGCTTGAACAGACCAGAATCGAGCTCGGCATGGGGCTTCTGCCGGTACTGCAAGAGGTTATGCCGTACATGATTGCGCTTGCGCAGAAGCTGACCGAGATCATAGGCGCGTTGTTCGGCGTCGAAAAGGCGGCCAATGCGGTGTCGAGCAGCCTTGGCGGAGCGGATTACTCCTCCATATCACAGGCAACCGAAAGTGAAAATGAGCTGGGCGATGCAATTGAGGAAACCGATAAAAAACTGAAAAAATCCCTGACAGGCTTCGACGAGATTAACAAGTTAAGCGCCGGATCCGAATCTCTTGCAGATCAGATGGGACTAACAGGGGAGGATCTGAGCTTTGATATCCCGACGCTGGGGGACGATTTGGAGACGGACAGCATCTTTGACACGAACGCGCTTGATAACGCAAGAGAGACGATCGACGGAATCTTTGAGGCGGTTGGCAATCTTTCCGGAGCGCTCATCCCGATCATCGGGATCAAAGCGATAAATGGATTTTCAAATCTGACGAAATCTCTGGGCAAGATGTCTACCCCAATGAGCAAAATTTCCAAAGGACTGCTCGGTGCTGGTGGCGTAGTCGTGGGGTTTGAATCGATGCAAACGGCAGGTGGGGAGCTGGCCAAAATTCTCAGCGGAGACAGCTATTCGCTCGGAACGATGGCGTGGTCGCTGGTGACGGGAACAGCTGGATCGGTCGCTGCGGGCTTGGCGATTGGCGGACCGCTGGGCGCGCTTGCCGGAGGGCTTTCGTTTGTAGGCGGTGCGATCTACGGAGTCATAAAAGAATTTGACGACATGCGCAGCGAACTCGCAAACAACGCATTCATTCAAGATACGGGACTGGTTCTGTCTGACTTGGCAGAAGCGTTTGTCGGTGCTTGGCAAGAAGCGGAAACGCTTGGGGCTAAAACAGAAGAGTCCAGGAAAATCATAGAGGAGTCTACAGATCTCATCGGAGAGTCAAGCCAAAACCTGCAGCCCTACCTCGACAAAATTATGGAATCCGGATCAGTCACAGAAGAAGAGACGGCAGCTATGGAAAAGGATCTGGATGCTATGGTGGAGGGCATGCAGAAGATCGTAGATACGCGCGTAGACAATATTTTTGACACATTTAACCATTTTGTTTCGCTTGCACGTGAGGATTTCAACGCCGAATTATCAGCCATGCAAGCCAAATTCATGGAATTTCAGGCACTTTTCGGGGAAGTTACAGGCGAATATCGAGCCAAGATCAGCGTCCTTCTGGATAAAGCAGCAGGGGAAGGGCTAGACGAAAAGGAACGGGAGGAACTGAATAATGCAATTGATAGACTTACCAATCTGAGCCTCACTGTAACAGCGGAAGAAAGCTCGTTTGACGATTTTGTGGCTGCATCAAAAGAAGGACTCAGCGTGGAATCTGTCGAAGATGCGCAACGGATTCTAAATGATCTGGCAAGCAAAACGGATGCGTATCAAAAAAGCATGACAGAGGCGTACGAAAACGCTGTCGCGGACATCAAGACACTGGAAGCGCAGAATGCAAGTCTGCTCGAAAGCGGTGACATCACACAGAGCCAGCACGACTATTTTGCGAAGACATTTTCTGACGCCAAAGAAGAATTAGAAGCGTCATACGACGCGTCATACTCGCAATTGCAGGACGACGTCAAGGCCGTTACGGACATGATCCAGGCGGCGGCGCTGCGCAATCTGTCCAGTATCTCAGAAGATTTGCAGCGAGAATATAACAGTATGAATTGGTTCCACAAACAGCATTATTCCGGTGAGACCGATTATGTCAAACAAGGCTTACGAGATGCCAAAAATGAGACACTGAAACCCATAGAAGACGCTATCCAAGAATTCTTAGAAGCAGCGGAGATATCTGTTGATACCTGGCTAACAGGGGTAAGCCAACAAACAATCGGCGAATACATTGGATCTGAGTGGCAATCAGGCTTTTTGGGGACTAAAAAATTGGTCGAAGTGTACAAAGTTGACATTGATACTGCAATACAAGAGGCTCTTCGCGATCTTGGCGTCGCCGACTATGCCTCCGGCTTCGCTACTGGGGCTCTCTCCGGCTACGCCACCGGCGGCTTTCCGGAAGACGGCCTGTTCTACGCGAATTCGCAGGAGCTCGTGGGGCGTTTTTCTAATGGCCGCACAGCCGTTGCCAATAACCTGCAAATCCTCGAAGGAATTAAGCAAGCCGTCCTCGAAGCGCTGCAAACTGCGGGCGGCATGGATGGCGGAAACTGGACGATTCAGGTCGTCGATACAGACGGAAATATTAAGGCGGAGCAGATCATATCGGCAGCAGAACGGCGGAACCGCCGGGATGGCAGAACGATCCTGCCGCTGGGGGACTGAGGTGAAACTATGGCGAATGAATATAATCCGATCCGCAGCGTAGACGGCGCTGCGGTGAAATGCCCGTCGCTCTTCAAGTGGGCGCTGGAGGACGTATCTGCCTCTGACGCCGGACGGACAGAAGACACGGTCATGGACAAGATGCGGCTTGGACAGGTTGTGAAATTGGATCTTGCGTGGAACGGTCTCACATCAGCTGAGGCCGCTGCCGTTTTGCAGGCGTTCAATCCGGAATATATCGAGGTCTGCTATCTGGACGCCATGCAGGGAGGCTATGTTACATCAGAATTCTACGTGGGGAACCGGTCCGCGCCGCTGTATAACGCGCGAGACGGGCGCTGGCAGAACGTAGCCTTCAACATCATCGAAAGGTCGGGTGTGTGATGTATCCAATCAGCGAATATCTCTACAATCTATACATGCAGCAGCCCCGACAGATCGTTGATATTACCATGCAGACCGGGAACGAAACGCTGCATCTGACAGAGCATGACGTCTTCCAGAACAGCCTTACGATCGATCGGTACTGCATGTCCGGGAAGACCATCGAGCTGGGCTCTGCGGTTGCCGCTGAGCTGAAGCTCAAGCTGGACAACCGCGACGGAAAATTTGACGGTGTGACCTTCGAGGGGGCAGAGCTGTTTGTCCGCGTAGGTGTTGAATACACGGCTCCCGCATCGTGGGACTGGATCTCTCAATTCCAGTGGATCACAATGGAAAATTTCACGTGGAATCAACTCAAAAGCGGAGATCTGCGTCTTGGGGACAGCCATTGGGTGCATACCAGACGGGAATACGTGCCCTGCGGATATTTCACCGTTGACGAGCCGCCGCGAAAATTGAGCACCATATCTCTGTCAGCGCTGGACCGGATGGTCAGCTTTGACAAGGCGTTCGATCCGGGCTCGATCTCGTTTCCGATTACGGTGGGAGCACTGCTGGAAGACTGCTGCGAGATCTGCAATGTGCCTCTGTATACGCAGGTCAACACGCTGCTGCATTATGATTATGTCGTCAACAGCGCGCCGGACGAAGAGGATCTGACATACCGCAGGATCATCCAGTGGATTGGCGAAATTACCGGCACATGCGCATACATCGACTGGGACGGGAAGCTGCGGATGGAATGGTATCATGCCACGCCTACCGAAATCACCTCATCCATCCGTTGTACGTCGGACCTGTATGAAAACGATATTGAAATCACCGGCGTGCAGATTACGGACGCCGATAAAAATGAATATCTGTCCGGTACAGACGCGTATGCACTGAATATCACGGGGAATCAGCTCATCCAGCACGATTTTCAGACTCTTGCGGCCTCGCTGTACAACAGCATCGGCGGGCTTACCTATCGCACATACAGCTGCACGACCAGAAGCATGCCGCACCTGTATCCGCTCGACAAGATCGCCTATGTTGATAAGGACAGCGTGTCACATGATACAATTATCACGCATTACACGTTCAAGCTTAATGGCCGCACCTCCATTGCAGCCAAAGGCCAGACGAATACGAATGCGGGCTATGCATCGGCCAACCCGCTCACCAAGCGGGAACAAGTCATTCTGGAGGCGATGAAGCAGGAGACTAACAAGCAATTGGAATCCCGACAGCAGGCTGTTCTGGAAATGAACGAGGTAATCAGCAATTCGCTTGGCTTGTACCGTACTGGCGTCGAACAGGCGGACGGATCCACGATCTATTACTACCACAACGGCAGCACATTGGATAACAGCAACATTATCTATACGTACCGCGCCGGAGGCTTTGCATGGACGGATGCATGGGACGGCGAAGACACGGTATGGCAGTACGGAATCACCAAGGACGGCAATGCCGTGCTGAACATGCTGTCAGCCTATAAGATCAGCACAGATATGCTGTCCGCCGGTTGTGTCACAACTGAAAAGCTTGAAACAAGCTTCATTGAATCCATTGACGACCGGTTTGAGCTGGTCGTAAAAACATCGTCCAGCGGATCTTACTCGGTGAATTCTGCCGGAATTGTAGCGGCGATCAATGCATCCGGAAGTACAGTACAGATCCACGCGGATAAGATCTATCTCAACGGTCAGACAATTGCAGATGCCATTACAGCCGGAAGCATCGTCACCGGCGCGATTGATGTCACCAATGCGCTTGGATATTCGCTGCTCTACGCAAGCACATACGACCAGAGCATGCAGATCGGCGGGTTCACAGTGGCGCGAGGTGCGGCCAAGAGCTATATTGCGATCGGAAAATCCGCGTACAACGACAGCAATTCCGGCGTATACCTGGGAACCGACGGAATCGGACTGGGGAGCCAGACGTTCTATGTAACATCCGCCGGGTATCTACACGCGATCAATGGATACTTCGAAGGAACGGTATCTGCAAGCGAAATTATTGGAGGATCCATCCTGCAAGAAAGCGGCAACAAATATGTTAGAATTCAGAATATGGTTGAATCGAAAAACACCACAACAGGCGACGCTGCGATCCTGGACAACGGAAAGTTCTACCTGCAGGTCAGCAATAACAATTATCTGACCATCACGTACAACGAGAAGTGTGCCTACGCGAAAAGCTGGATCCAGTCGTTTTTGGGTGGCGTCGGCATTGCCGCCAATTGGGAATGGATCGGCGATATTGCATACATCTCGCAAGGGCTATATGTCACACAGAGCAGCGGGCATCTGGAGGGCACCTGGTACAACGATTCCGGAGGCCTTGTAACGTCTGACGCGAACTCAAAAGAAGAGATCAATCCGCTGGAGGATTGTTACTTGCAGCTATTCGACGAGCTGCAGCCTAAGAGTTTTCTGTATCGTAACGGAAAATCTGGGAGACGACACACGGGATTCGTCGTGCAGGATATCCTGCAAGCAATGGACAATTGCGGGATCCCAGCAGAAAATTTTGCGGCGGTAGCGTACGACGGCGAAAACGATCGCTGGGCGCTGCGGTACGATGAATTAATTGCGCTGTGCTGCGCAAAAATTCAGCAGATGGATGCGGAAATAAAAAAACTACAGGAAAGGATTGCGTGAACGATGAAATTGGGAGAATTAATGAAAATCAGAGCTGTGCTGATTAAGCACAAAGATGTAACGGACGGGGTATCAATACAGACCAAGTACAAAATTACAAAATTTTTGATTGATACAGATGCAGAGGCGTCATTCTGCGGGAAAGCACTACATGAATTGGAAACGCAGTATTGGACAGACGGCAAGCCCAGGGAGGGAGCCGGGCCAGAATATGCCCAAAAAGTCAACGAGCTGATAGATATGGAGGTCGATAAAAGTGTACAGTTCTCAGTGGAAGAATTGGAGCATTTTGCCCTATCCGTAGAGGATTTGCTGTGCCTTTACGGATGCATCGCGGAGGAATCACAATGACGCAGGAAGAAATCATTATCAAAATCACAGAGTACCACAAAGAAATTGGCAGCCTGAAGCACCGCATGGATGACTGCGAGCGGTCACAGGAAGGGCTTGCCGCATTGGTTCGGTCGGTGGACCGGTTGGCGATCAACATGGAGAGTATGCTCCGAGAGCAGCAGCACCAGGGAGAGCGTCTGGAGCGCCTGGAGCAGTCGCCAGGGGAGGACTACAAGTATTACAAACGCCTGATTATCGGGTGCGTCATAACAGGCATTATCGGCGCCGTATTAGGCGCCGTTTTTGCAATAATTTTGTAATGAAAGGATGATCAAAAATGAATTTCGAGGATTACATTAAGCCAGAGCTGCTGGTGTTGATTCCAGTGCTGTATCTAATTGGCGTAGCGATCAAGAAATCGAATCTGAACGACCGTTGGATCCCGATCGTGCTGGGCGCTGCCGGCGTCGTGTTGGCGGGGCTGTACATTTTCGCGACAACAACGGATATGTCCGGCGGGAAAGACGCTGTAATGGCCGTTTTCGTGGCTCTGACGCAGGGCATTCTTACGGCTGGAGCAAGCGTGTATGCAAACCAGATCTACAAGCAGATTACGAAAGGCGGAGAAGAAAAAAATGATAACGAGTAATGAGTTCACACAAAAATTAATTGATGCGGCGAAAAACCACAAGACGGTCTATGCGAACGGCATGTTCGGGCACCTTATCACAGAAGAGATTATATCGCAGAAGGCGCAGCAGCTGCCGGGCTGGTATACCGCCTCCCGGCAGGCGGATCTTCGCGAGCTGATTGGAAAAGAGTATTTCGGCTTTGACTGCGTCTGCCTGGTCAAAGGTATCCTCTGGGGCTGGAATGGCGACGTATCGAAAAAGTACGGTGGAGCCGTATATCAGTCTAACGGCGTGCCGGACATTACGGAAGGACAGATGATCGACGCTTGCAACGGTGTCAGCAGTGATTTTTCGAGCCTTGTTCCCGGCGAATTCTTGTGGATGCAGGGGCACTGCGGCGTATACATCGGAGACGGACTTGCCGTAGAATGCACGCCGAAGTGGGACAACTGCGTCCAGATCACGGCGGTAGGCAATATCGGCTCGAAATCTGGATATAATAGCCGGACATGGACCAAGCACGGAAAGCTGCCGTATGTAGAATACGTACAGGCAGGGCACGAAATCGCTGCCGGCGATCTGGTGAAAATCGCGTCAGATGCAGAATATTACGGCGGCGCGGCAATGCCGGCATGGGTTAAGGACCAGAACTGGTATGTCAAGTCCCGCGACGGAGACCGCGCGGTTATCGATCAGAACGAGGCCGGAACGAACTCCATTGACAGTCCGGTGGACGTCAAGTATCTGACACTTGTCGGATCTGCTGAAGCGGAACCGGAGCCCGTGCCTGCCGCCGACACGGTAACGGTAGAGCTGCTTACGCTGCGCAGGGGAGAAAACAGAGGCAATACGCAGATCGGTACCGTGCAGACGATCCTGAAAGCAGCTGGACTCTATACAATGGACGTCGATAACAGCTACGGGCCGGGGACAGAAACAGCCGTCAAGAAATTCCAGGCCGCAAAAGGGCTGGACGCAGACGGCGTTGTCGGAATAGACACCTGGACGGCGCTGCTCGGCGGCTGATTTATGGTATAAAAGAGCTGCAAACTTCTTCTTTCTTGAGTTTGCAGCTCTTTTCTCTTAATAATTTTAAATAGGGATTAAGCTATCAATTCCTCTATCGCCTTTGTTCTCTCCGTCCATGATACAGGAACAATACCATATTCCTTTAGGGCCTCTAAACAGTTGACGGATATATTCTTGTCAGTATCGTTGATAAAAGTATAGAGCTTCGTGTTAGGACTGCGCGTCTGAATGGTATCGCTCCACGCAAATATAATGCTTTGTGTGGTAGTTCTTTCCAAATTATTAATTGCCTTAACCAGTCTATCAGGTGAAGTTTTGGATTGAGGAATAACAAAATCATAGGCATGGTCGAAACCACTTTTACCAGTAAATTTAATATTCTTTGTGTATCGAACATCATTGTCTCGCAAAAAGTGTTCCACATCTTGCATAAAAAATGATGCTATATTAGGTTGAGAAAGAACAAACAGGTCATTTACAGCCAATATTGTCTGTATAAGACTGTGTTTCTTAAAAGGAAAGTTGGATTGATTACATTTACAATATATACTTCCATTGTTATCCATAGAAACGCCAAAGCTACTTAGTATTGTTTGTAATTCTTCTTTTCTTTTTGCAGTATTAAATGTTAGGCCACTCAATTCCAAATCTTGGATTGTATATCCGTCATCAGTTAATATAAGGCCATCGCCATCTTTGACTACATAAATCTGAATATAATCATTGTGACGATCCAAAAATGGCGAACTAATCTCGATTGCACCATTCTCTAACTGTAGCGCAGTCGTATTTTGCTTTAACCAAGCTAGATAAGTATCAATAAAAGAATTTGCATCTAACATATCATAAACTCCCCTGTATAGCAGGAATGCTACTAATATTGCAGTAACTACAAAATTCAGTAAAAGAAGTAAGTAAATCCGATGGATTTGAAAAGGGACATGGATCGATTTCGCTAAGCAAATACGCCCACCTATCCCCATATCCTTCTTTATAAATGTGAATATGAGGTCCTCTAATTACTATGCCATCTGGGTTCTGATGGGGCTTACTTGCATCTAAGTCAAGCCTAATCAAGGAAATTGTTACCCGATAGCGTTCTTGAAATGTGCAGCGAGATATTCTAATACTCCCAGCTCGATTGATATCCAAAAGAAAAGATTCGCTCTCGTCTATTGATTGAACCTCAAGCGTAAGTTTATTATTTGCAAATGGAAACAAAATATACGGATTAACAATTCTCTTTTCTAGATTAATCAAATAATCTGCTGTCTTTTGTTCCATCTCACATCACCTCTATACAATAATAATATCACATTACTTTTCGTTTGGACAGTTTTTTTCTTCCGATCTTCAATCGCATACAGCATTTGGCGTCCTTTACGGACGCCCAAAACTTACCACACTATTTTAACGTTTTCCTCTACCGTGTTGCCGTGTTCATCAACAACCATGAACGGGGAGTCCCAATCGCATGCATCTGCTTCTTCCATCACTTCAGGATCATAATTTTCTGGGTGTATTTTTCATATAATAAAAAGCCTTGTATCATAGGGATTTTAACATATTGTTTATAAAATATAGTACAATTATCAATTAATCCGTATTTTGAAAAATCCTTAAATTACAGCAAAAATCGTGTGTTTTTGATTAAAAACGAAAATAAAACAACGCAATAAAAACTGTTGACAGTATGTCATATATATGC